AATACATAGAAAAGACAAATAACTTCAGAATTACAGGCTAAGGGTCCAATAGCCTGGTTTATAAGATGTTTGAATTAATTCACTCCACTCGTTATTACTAAACACATACATTTTATTTGAAAATGTGTTGGTAACATACTGAGTAATCTGAGTAATATTAGCTTCGCCTATTGAATAACCATTTACATCTTGTATATAATTTGAAGATGATGCAGTTGCATCAAAACTTTTTGACCAATTTGTGCCATTATATTCAATAATATCATTTGCTTCAGCTGACACTGTACCCCATATAACAGAGGTATTAGAAATAGTATTTAATAGCAAATATCTTTGTCCGGATGCAGCAGGCGGCAATGATCCAATACCAGGACCACTAACCTGTGGATTTATAATTGCATTTATTGACGGTAAAGTGGAAGTTGGTAAACTTTGTTGATCAACATGCCATTGAATCTTTGTTAAATCCGTGGGATTTAAATCTATCCAACCTACGATATTATTTGAAGTAATGTTTATATCGCCACTTATATTTAATTGTAATTGACTTGCATTACTTTGATAATTTGAATAAGTCTTCAATTCGCCATATAAATCAAATAGATTTTGCCAAGCTCGCGGATCATCATCTTGATTTTGTGTAAGGGATATATCATATAAACCCGGTTCAACATATGTTAAATTGATACTATATTCGCCCGGAGTAGTTATTGCTCTTGTTAAAAATTCAGATGAATCCCAAACTGCTTCGTCATCTATTATTTCGCCTTGATATACATTGGCAATTATTTCTTGAATAATATGCTGTTGTTTTATTTTTGCCGGAGGATTAATCCATATAGGAACATCAAACAACATTGTAAATACATCTATCGGATTATCAGTTCCAATTGGTATACTTCTACTCGACCAATTAATTGATTTTAACGAAACAACTGTTAGTACCGACCAATCCAAAGGATTGTTACTTGTTTGTAGATCTAAACTAGGATTGAATATAGTAGTAATTTGCTCCATCAATTGTTCTTTTTGATCTAAATTTGAAGTCCATACATCAACTTGCATCGTTATATTATATGGAATAGGCATATAACGTTCTACGTTATATCCTTGTCCCTTTGTATCTGCATAAGATTGTGTATCAACATCATATAATCGTTCATTAACTGTAATTGATTCGATATGTGTTGGATTTTGTCTTCTTTCTGGAGCAAGGTCAATTTCTGATATAAAACAAGTAATAAATGGTGCGGATAGTACCTTATTTTCACTATTACCCATTATAATAGTTTCTGCAATTCTACTAGGATCACCGTATCTGCAAGGTACTGCTCTGTACGTCGGACCTGCTAATGTATCTGCACCGAACTCAACAGTGAATACTTCAAATATTCTCATAAATTGAGATCTGTATCTTCTTAATTGCCGATTATACCAAAATTGCATGTATTATTTATATGAAGCGTAGTCTGCGAATCCGCCATCAATTAATTCTTTTTGACATATAAGTATTTTCTTTTTCGTTGAACATTCGAGTAACTCGACATCGTTAAAAATTTTTTGAACTTCTTTATCAGAGCATGAAAAGTAAAGTTTGTTTGAATCAAATGTTAATAGCTGTAATATTGGCTCTCGCTTAGCGATAGCATCTAATCTAAAAAATGAATAGTCGCCATTGGTTACAATAGGTTCTTCTGAGATTTCACTAATTAATTCTTTAGCTTTTGCTAATGTACAATTGTTATAACCTCTAGGATTTAAAGTTAATCTAATGGTATATATTTGAGTCTTCATATAAACAAAATCTGGTTTATATTCTTTATATTTTTTCGAAAATTCGTCTGTATTTTTCGAAAATTCGTCTGTAAATGAACTTTGCACAAATCTGCCATTTTCTGATTTTTGACGTTGAAAATATATTAAAAATTTCATTACTCACCATTTATTTTATTAGCACCAAACTTAGATTTTTTGCAAAGGATATTAAAAATATTTCTCAGCTTGAAATGCGATCACAAAAAGTCTTTTTGACCAACCTAATCCATATGTAACCCAATTAGAATCTGATACATAGGACATTATGCGTTCAGATAAAGTTAATGCACAAATGATATTAATACTGTTTTGTGTAATAAAATTTTGAATTGCTTGCAATGTAATAGGCCCCAAAGAACCATCCACTGTTATGCCAATTGCTTTTTGTAAAGATTTAATAGACGTTTGTATTCCCTGATTTACTGCACCATCAAAAACAATTAATGCCAAACTAGGATTTAATAAATCTCCTTTAATCGGAGTCCAATAATCTGAATAATAAATTGTTTCAGCTTGGTCAATAGTAAGATTAACTATGTCTAAATTTGGATACGAACTTGCACTAATACCATATTTGGTACCTTTCAATGTTCCGACACCAACTACTCCGCCGGTCCAGTTACCCGGGTCAGATGAAGAGTTTGTATATCCTCCCTCTACACCAACAACGGCATTAAATGCATTTGTAAAAGAATTTGAATATGTCATGATGTAGCCTCCTTGGAAAATCTTATTTGCACGCAGCTAACCTTTTTCATATATCTATTAATGGCTGTCATATTATATCCGGATCAAGTTTAGGTGCAACTGACTTCTTAATATCAATTTGTTCTGGTATAACACTGTTATCGTCTAAAGTTGTTTGATTTGTATTGTTTATGAACGAACTTAATACTCTATTCGTTGGTAGCCAAGGTGCTCTGTAATCAACTTCGACTCTGCGCCATATACCATAATTTTTTATTCCGCTATCATATACAAATAATTGCGGAGGACTATAATCAGTTCTGAGAAAATAATCGCCAACGGTGGGAGAGTCTGGATATGCTGTTCCGCTATTAACAGGTTTGCTTTGGTTAGGAGGGATGCCGTCGCCATTCCATATCGTAGCAATCTTATTAATATCTCCTGCTAATACATAAAAATGTTGACCTTGTAAGTTTCTGAATGGTACTTCGACTTGCGCTTGTGTTTGAAGTGCATTCGTAATTGCAAGTTCTTGATTATAAGTGCTCAAAAGGTCAGATAATGTTGTAACGTTTCCGCTTCCATCTGTGTTTGGTTGAATAGGATCACCGTTACTATCTGTGGCAGGCATGCCAAGAATACTTTGATATTCTTGGCTGTCTGTTATTGGTTGGCATTTAACACGCCATATATGCGGCCACCAGGTAGGACTATAACCTTCTGCAGGTCTAGATCCCTCATCTACAACATAAAATTTATTGATAGCATCAGATCCTAACACCAAATCATCTCGTTGATGTAAAACTTCGATTACATCGCCGCTCATTAAACGACGACCTATTTGATTTACCATATCGTTTTGATGAAAGGTAATAAAAACGGTATCATTACTAATAAATAGACCAAATTGTCTTAAATCAAATTCAGTATCAGATAATGGATAATGACCTTTCAAACTATAAACATCTGGGTCATACTTTCTATCACGTACTTCCATATTAAGCATATCTTGAATCTGCAATTCAGGTGGTGCAGTATCGGTTGCAGTATTGACCATTGTTGCATCACCGTTACTTGATGAGTCTGCTGGACCAAGATATTTGTGTATCCAAAATTCTGTACCACCTATCCTATATTGCTCCGAAACATGGCGATCAAAAAACTCAAAATCTTTCGATTTTATACCGGCTCCCTTCCATAAAGTCAATGGTGGCATAATTTTTTCCAAAATTTGATATTTGATCTTTTAATTGTCATCATATATTTATTTGAGTTCGTATTCTTTTTGAAATCGTTCAAGCCCGATGTGGTCAATTTGCTCGAGTCTCCATGCATCATTTCTACCATACATATTATACCAAGGCATATATGCAATTTTCCAATCTAGATTTCCAAATAAATTGTATTGTTTGAGATTTCCGGCTATTATTATTTTAGAAGTATTATTCATACATCTTGATAAATCATCAATGGCAGAGTATGCAATATACTCCAGATTATCGATTATAATTAAATTATGATCTACATATCTTCCGCGAAAACAATCTTTTGTTAGGTTAGTAAATTCAATTATTGATTCATTATCTAAAACTAGTTGATGATTTTGATCGACTTTTCTGTTAAATATTTCTTTTTTAATAGTTTCTATACATTCTTGTACTTTATCTGGTGTTATTGCTCCGACATCAATATGAAAAACTCGTCTTTCTGGAGCATATCCAATTTTTTCTATTATTTCAGCATCTGTCGGAAAATAATAATCATCAATAATTGATGGCGGATTTAAATAATTATATACCATCTGTTTTATATGTTGTGACATTAGAAAATTATTTGTTAATACCACAATTTTTGAGCCCGGATGAGTATCTGCATAGTATGTCGCGTATGAAGCTAGCAATGCAGTTGCGCCGACCTGCCTTGATTTCTTTATAGCAACATGTTGAAATTTTTCAAATAATTTTAGTGCAGAAACTTGATGATCATACAATTTAAAATCAACGAAACCTTTTGACGGATCTTGTAGTTTATGTTTCTTCTCAATATATTCTTGAGCATTTGAAGGTTCTTTAATTTTATTTTCTTCAAGATGAGATTTTATCAGCGCAAGCGCTTGTTCTAATTTTTTCATTTTAATTTCCTTTGGACGATTTCCGCCAATAGTTTATCTAATACGATTTCCGATCAGACTAACTTATTTATGGTTAATTTGACATAGAATCAAAAATGTTTTATAAAACATTATGAAAGATTTAGCTGTTTATGTATTAGTTCGGACCGATCTCCCAAGCCTAAATTCTGGCAAAGCAATGGCACAGTCGCAACACAGCGGAGTTCAGCTGGCCGTAAAATATTTTGATCATCCATTGTTTAAAGAATATATCTCAACCGGAGTTGAACAAGGTGCGGATAACTTCAACACAACCATTACGTTAGCAGCAAAAATTGCTGACATCGAAGATGCAATCGGTAAGGCTAAAAGTCTTGGATATTTGTGTGATATTGTTGTAGATCCAAGCTATCCATTTCTTGTTGATTCTGAGCTTGATCCGTTTCTATCTGATGTAAAATCCTTCACTCGTGTTAAGGATATTAGCCATACTCAGGTATTATATACTAGATCAGAATTGACTTGCGCCTATGCTCTTGGTGATCGAAATGATCCAGAATTTCTTACGGTATTTGCAAATTTGAATTTGCATTCATAAGACATTCTACCAAGAAGCATTAGAAGCATATTTAGAATTAAGTAGTTCTGCCTGACAAGCTAAAACTGATTTCTTATTTACAGAACCTCGATATTTATCAATAATATCAAGTAAATCGCGCATGATATTATCTTTTTTATCTAGCATCTCAATTTTACAGTCGTTTGATAATTTTATCAAACGAAGGACTGGTAGATCCGAATAATAAGTAAGAGAAAGTTGCTGGTTAATTTTTGGAAGAAATTCGAGAGAATGAATTGGATTATCATACATAGAGAAACATTCTATGTTTATATCATCTGGACAACCTTCTAGCGATGTAAGAAGGTTGTTCGATATATCAAAAAATTTCAAATTACTAAATTTTGGTAACCACTCTAATGAGGTTAATTTATTGTAATCAATTTCAAAATGATTACCATTATAATTAGTCGGAAAACCTTCTAAAGTTGTTAATTTCAGATTTCTAATCAAACATTCCCCGCCGATATGAGAAAATTGAAAAGGTAATTTTTCACATTTGTTAATAACCGAGGTTCGTACATGTACATAGCCCGGTACTATAAGTTTTCCATCTTTGGATATATCCAATGGTGCATTTGTAAAAAAATACCTATGAAAAATATTCGATAATGTATTTAATTTTTTATTCATCTCTATATTTATTAGAATATTTCTTTAATTGCTGCAAGCCCGTCTGAATTTAAATTACGTGTTCCTATTGCAGCATATACACCTGATGGAGGCGGAATATAAATTATTTGCTCTTTTTCCCAGCCATCATCCCATACAAACCATTGATTTTTATATTGATCAAAAAAATATATTTTTGCTCTGGGTCCAACTCTATCCAGAAATAACTGAATCCCCCAGGCGGTACCGCCGTTAACACCTAATACACTTCCATCCTTTTTAAGAGTTGAAACCGCATATAAACTTTCAGCAGTTGCAACTTGATACCAGTTTCTTCTTAATAAGTTGTTTATATAATTGTCTTTAGCGGGCCATTGTCTTCTAATACTTTTATTTGCAAATAGAAGTCTATCATCTGCTTCTAGCAACTCATCTTGAGTTAATATATGAGTATGTTCCGGATCCTTGCTTTTATGTCCAGCAAAACTCCAATGAATTACATCATGCCCTTTTTCTAAAGCAGCAAGGCCCCATTCATAATCAGCACCATCTGCACCACCGCTTAGTAACAGACTCATTTGTTATTACCAAATAGTTCAAAATTATTTTGACACCATAACTTTACAGATTCTAATAACGTTTCGATATCTGAGTTATTTTCGATTACTGTATCAAAATTGCTAATCCAAGCCCACTCACTACTATGAATACCGATTTCTATCATTTTATTAAGAGCTTCTTCGTTACCTAAATTTGCTTGTAATGCAGTTTCGTACCAATAAGGGTCATTACCTCTTGCAACTCGTATTACCTTGCCGCCAAGAGATTGAATTAATTTAATTTCATTTGGAAATCGTACATCAGTAATAACCACTGGTTTGGAATTGTTTAATAATTTTTGTTCCACTGAGTAGATCCATATTTTATCATCTAAACCTTGTCGTATTACTTCGGTTCCCATATATTGTAATGCCCAACGCGGGGTAACATCTTTCCCTAATTTATTACTCCACCAATCATCTTTTCTCTCCCTAAAGTCTCTGCTCTCTTGAGTATCACCTTCTAATAAATATCTAGGCCATCCAAATATAGAAGAAGTTGCATCTTTCAGAGATGAAGCAAAACTAATCTGTTCAAATCCTAAATTATTTTTTAAATAAGTACCAATTGTGTCTTTACCGCTGCCTGCAAACCCAACAACTCCGATTATTGTATTCATTATTTTTCCAACCTCATTTTTACTACTTCTTCATCTGTAATTTCTTCAACAGATGCAACTCTAATACCGAGCGGTAATAATACATATTGAACATTTGACGTTGAAAGATTTTCTATATCTTTCAATCCAGTTCTTTTCATACTAATTAGTCTCAACTTCTATTCTTTTTATTTTAATGAATTACGATTAGATTATCAACTTTGATATTGGTAAAATATAGATACCGAAAATTTATCCATTAAAACCCGTTCTTTAATAAATAAGAATAACAAACCAGGCAGGGAACAATAATTTATGACAACTTTAATATCTCCGGGAGTGGATGTATCTCTAACAAATCAATCCTACTATGCGAGTGCTAGCCAGGGTACTGTTCCACTAATTGTTTTTGCCACGGCTGCTAATAAATTACAGTCTGGCAGTACCACATCAATTGCACCAGGATCACTATCTGCAAACGCAGGTGTATTGTATGAAGCAACAAGCCAAAGAGACGCTCTACAATATTTTGGTACACCTGGGTTTACAATATCTGGAGGCACTGTTCAATTTGATAGCGAATTAAACGAAACTGGTTTATATGCTGCATATCAATATTTAGGTATTGCAAATAGTGCATACATGCTTCGCGCTGATATCGATCTTTCACAATTAGCTCCTAGTTCAACTCCGCCAGTCGGCCCAGCTGAAAATGGCACATATTGGCTGAATCTAAATTCAACCACATACGGTTTATCACAAAGTAATGGTAATCCAAACCCAGCATTTGCATGGCAGACACAAACTCCTAATGTAATCACATCTTCTGCAAACCTAGAAGTTGTAGTACAAGGTGCTGCATCAAATGTTATTACAAGTGCAACATCAACAGTATTAACAACTGCTAGTACAACACCTGTTAATTTAACAATTAACGGAACTGCAATTCAATTATATGGCCCAAATATATCCGGCGGTTTAACACCAGATTCTCTTAATACAATTGCAAGTAAAATTAATCAAAATACAGTGTTAACGAATGCTGGGTTTGTTGCATATGTATTTGCTAGAACTGAGAAATTTACACCTGAAGGTGAAACTGTTGATGGTGCAATATACGGAGACGTATATAGCCTACGTATAACTTGCACAAATATTTCAACAAGTATTAATTTAACCGGTTCAGATACCAATACATTAAATGATCTTGGTTTAACTGCTAACCCAACAAATACAATTGCACCTAATTATAATTACGGGGTATCAGGTACATTTGCAGTTGATGCATTTAGCACCACGGTAGTTGGTAACGGTGTAGCACACGAAAATGCAATATGGCAAAAAATATCATTAACTACTTCACAAACAACCGCTGCATGGTGGTTTAAAGTTGGTAGTACTGATGCATATTTCCCGGGTTGGGGTTGGCAAGCGGCTATTCCTCGCGTAATAACGGGTAGTATTCCTAACCCATCATTTACACCTGGTGAAACTTTTAATATTCAAATTGGTTCAACTGGTGGCATTGCAACTGTTACCGTACCAGCAGCACCTAATAATACTTTAGCTGGAGTAGTAAGTAACATAAATGCTGCTTTCAACACAATTACAAATACCAATGAGACAGTTGGTACAAATGCAGTTGCAAGTATATATACAGCGGCAGGTTTAAACTATCTACAAATCATAAATTATGATGCATCAAATATATTTGTTCATGATAATGCCAATGAAACAGGCAATCAAACTCCTCTTGGTAATGCAGGAATTGTTACCTCGCAAACATATTTTGCAAGTGTAACTGGTACAAATACCTCTCCTACATTTAACGGTGCAACTACATATACCGCAAGTGCAACAGTTGTTTCTCCCGGTAACTCATATGTAGTTGGCGAAAATGTAACTGTAGTTGGTGGTACATTTACAACCGCAAGTCAAGGCGTAGTTAGTGCTGTTCAGGTTGTTGGAGCAACAGTTATAAATGGCGGTAACTCATTTGCTATCGGAGATGTATTAACATTATCTGGCGCAGGATATACTACTCCTGTAAGTCTTGTAGTTAGTGGCGTATCTGGTGGTAGTATCACATCTGTAAGCGTTTCTACAGGAACTTATCCGGCTGCAAATCCAGGACAATTTACTGGAACAATTCCGTCTAATCCAATAACAAACTTTACTGTAACCAGAGCAGGAAGTGCCGGACCTGGTACAGGCGAGTCAATTGATTTATTCTGGGGTGCAGCAACAGTTTCATTTAATCAAACAAATCAAAATGTAATACCTGGTAATTATACTGTATTCCCAACCGGTACAGTTGGTACATCAACATCCGGATCTGGTACTGGGTTAACATTAAATCTAACCAGTGCGTATTTAACAAGTAATGTATTTTCTATTAATCCGGGAACTGGCGCAGTAAAAATTACAGTACCATCTGCTCCAAACAACACATTGGCAGGTGTTATTGCGGCTATCAATGCAGCATTTCCATTAGGGCCTATTGTTGCAAGTTCTTCTAATGGTGCGTTAGTAATTACAAATACAAATGGCACAAGCTTTACTGTTCAAGATATAAGCGGATTACCATTAAATAATGCAGGCATTTTAAATGGATATGTATTTGGTCGAGGAGTAACTTTCCAAGGTTATTCACCAAGCTTAACTGTACCAAGTACATTACAAGCAACAGCAGCAACAAACTTGTGGATCAATACAACACCAAGCGATAATGGTGCAAGTTATGTTCTTCAACAACTTGTTAATGGTGCATATGTAACTCTTAATAGAAATCCAAATACCGGAAGCATACCGATGTATAGCAGCGATGCTATGGCAAATGCTGGATTTGGCGCAAATCGTGCTGTAGGAAGTGTATATGTTCGTTATAACAATGATGGTACAACACCCGCACAAGCGACCGCCGTAATTTATGCATGGAATGGAACCAGCTGGAATCCAATAACATATACTGCAAGCACAACAGCGCCATCTGGTCCGCCAACAAACGGAACATATTGGTACGATAATAGTCTAGCAGTAGACATTATGGTCGGTACCGGGCAAACATGGAAAGGTTATAGAAATGTTTACCCTGCAACAGATATCAATGGTCCTATCCTAAGCGGTAGCCAACCATTGACACAAAGTACAGGTGCTGCTCTTGTAGATTACGATATTTGGGTAGACACTAGTGTTAATGCATCAGAATACCCTGCAATTTATCGTTACCAAGCAAGCACCGCCAGCTTTATATTGATTAACAATACTGATCATTCTAGCCCAGCTGGTATAATCTTTGCAGACGCAAGATTTACTGCCGATGGAACACCATCTGGATCAGAAGCTGGTGCAGCAATGGTTACAAGCAACTATCTGGATAACGATGCACCTAATGCTGAACTATACCCAGCAGGCTTATTATTATATAATACACGTTATAGTACAAATAACGTAAAACAATGGAATAGTAACTATTTCCCAGGTACAACATATCCTGGTAGATGGGTAACAGCAAGTGGCAATCAACCAAATGGCGTGCCATATAGCGGTTATGCTGCACAAAGAAACATTGTAGTTGAAGCATTAAATGCTGTTATTGCAAGTAATGAAGCTATTCGTGCAGAACAGAATTATTTTAACTTAATTGTAACACCTGGCTACCCAGAATGCATTGATGAAATGATTCAATTAAATGAAGATATTAAGCAAGTAGCATTTGTTATTGGTGATACACCTTCAAGACTGCCAGCTGATGGTACAAGCATTCAAAATTGGGCAACCAATGCAGCAAATGCACCAAGCACAGGTACAGCAGGTTTGACTATTTCAGATAGTTATACCGCACTTTATTACCCATGGGGATTAGGTACGAATATTGACGGTAATACTGTATTTGTTCCACCGAGTGTAATTGGTTTAATGACAATTGCCTATAATGACCAAGTTGCATATCCGTGGTTTGCACCAGCTGGTTACACACGCGGAGTTGTATCAGTTGTTTCAAGTGTTGGTTATCTAGATGCAACAAATGGTGATACATTTGTCCCAGTACAATTAAATCAAGGTCAAAGAGATGTACTTTACACCAACTTAATTAATCCAATTGCATACATTCCTAACCGAGGTTTGATTGTATATGGTCAGATTACATTAGATGGCGGCGCTGATGCATTGAACAGAATCAACGTAGCACGTTTAATCAATTATCTAAATTATAACTTAGATTTAATTGGTAAACCATTCTTGTTCCAGCAAAACAACTCACAAACGCAAGCGGCGGCGGCAAGCACATATATCAGCTTTATGAATAATTTAGTTAGCTTGCAAGCGTTGTATGATTTTGGTGTATTGTGTGATGAGTCAAATAACACACCGACTACAATTGATATGAATCAACTTATAATTGATATTGCTATACAACCGCAAAAAGATATCGAATTTATTTATATTCCTGTCGCATTATTGAATACAGGTGATTCGATACCAGCAGGTTACCAATCAGGGAATTCGGTAACTCCATAAAATTAAAATAGCTCCGAAAGGAGCTATTTTTTTACTTACATTCGTTTGTCATACGGAAGGTAAATGTCTCAACATCAGCTTCGATATATTGCGGTTGAAGTTCTTTGGTAGCAGGATTCATCATCAATATCCAAGTACCAGCCGCTTCGGAAGGTTTGAACAAACCATTTGGATCAGCTTGCGGTATAACCGATTCAACTTGCGAACCGCCGTTTGTTGCAACAGAATTGCCGTTTATATCAACAACCTTTGACGGGTTTGTATACTCAGTAGCATACGGAATTGGAAACCCAAAAGTAGGCCCAATATAAACTAAACATCCTTGCATATTATTGTAGAGATATGAGTATGTAGGGACAGCCTGATCAGCTAATTCTTCTACCATTTTTAATGTTCGCATTTCACGAAAATTTACAATGTTAGGAAGACCGATTTGTTGTACGGCTTGAGTTTGCATAGTTTCTTGATTTTGAGTCTGTGTTTGATCAGCGGTCTGGGTATTGCTGCAACTTGGTGCAACTTGCAGCCAAGCTAGCATAATACCGGCGGTAGCAAATTTCATAATCATGATTTACTGTCCATTGTTAATAATTTGTTCTACATTTGCAGGCACTTTGAAATCTGGTGGAAGATTATTTACTGTAGCTATTAGTCCAGCTTTAATGCTTTCTTTCTGAGTTGGATCATTGCTTCCGTTATACGCTTGGGCAGTTTGCTCTAAATCAGCATCATTGCCTAAAACAAAGGAAGGTGTTTCAACATAAATGTTACGCTGAATTGCTTGAAGTTTTGGCGCAAAATAAGCGTATTGCATAATGCTGCCGTCCGTTACAACAAACGAAACCACGAACATTAATATCAAAAATCCAAAAAATGTAGAAATAATTAAAAAAATTTCTTTCATATTAACTCCTATATAAAAAAATATATAGTCACTTTCTTTATAGTCAACCGGTTGGTCGGTAAATATATAAAACCTTTAGGAATTAATTATGGTTACTACATTACGCCAACAACTCATCAATGATGTCAAAAGAATGTTAGGTGGTTCAATGGTGGATGTTGAACTAGACGGCGAAGATTATTCAACTGCATTAAGATTAGCGTTCGATCGTTACAGACAGCGTAGTGGTAATGCAGTGGAAGAAAGTTATATGTTCTTAAAACTAATTTACGAACAAAACGAGTATTACTTACCAGAAGAAGTTATTACGGTTAGGGAACTATTTAGACGTGGTATTGGTGAAACAACTGGTGGTACTCAATTGGACCCGTTTTCCCTCGCATATACTAACCTGTATCTATTACAGGCAGGATCCGGGGGTGGTTATACCGCAGGTTTGCTAACATATGAGTTATTTTATGACTTTCAAAAACAAGCAGGTCGAATGTTTGGTAGAGATATGTTGTTTATATTTGATAGTGCAACAAAAAAACTTACACTAGCAAGAAAACCAACCGGCGGAGAAACAATTCTATTATGGTGCTATATGTATAGACCAGATGACGTAATTTTAAACGATCCGTTTGCTCGTCCATGGATTCGTGATTATACTTTAGCATTTTGTAAAGACTTTCTAGGTCAAGCTTATAGTAAATATTCAACCTTAATTGGTCCCGGAGGCGGTACAACATTGAAAGGTGCTGAACTAAAAGCAGAATCAGTTGCTGATAAAGAAAGACTAGAAAAAGAGATTGATAATTACGTCGACGGGGGAATGATGCCGACTATAATCATCGGATGATGATCATCACTTCACAACTTGCAATTATTAAAATGATATCGATTCATGGTTCTGGGATCATGCCAAATATGACCACACTGATCGCACGTAATAACGGGTTCTACATATCCGGGTGCTGATTTGCAATTATTACTGGAAATAAAAATTGATAATAACAATAAGAATTAACAACGAGATCGTTAAAACCTTAAGTAAAATACAGATTATTAAGCAAACTGTTACTGTAACATCTCGTAAATTATCATCTCGATGGACCACAGAAGAATATCAATCAATGGTAATTAATCGTGATAGTTAAATTAGTTAACACAATAGTTAACAATCTCATAGTATTTTATTACTTGGATTGATTTTTGTGACGTGGGCACTATTTGTCCCTCGATGTAATATGTTAATAGCTGCGTTCAAATCAGCATCTATTTCTACACCACATGAATTACAAACAAATCTTTCCTTTTATTATGATTATTACAATTAAAATTAACGAAAATATAAAATGTATACAATGATACCAGCAGTAATTAAAATATCAATTAATGGAGAGTTAATTAAAACAATTAACACGCTCTCAGTTTCTCTTCCATTGATACGGCGTATTATGCCATCTATTATTGCAAATGATATTATTGGCGTATCGCCGATGACTGCACCGACCGGTCAGATTTTTAGTTTGAAAGCAAGATATAGCCACTGATTTTTAAAATATCCTCAGAAGATAAATAAGTTTACAATAATTGAGGATAATACTTTGGCCTTTCAACCTACACTATCAAAATTTGGCGTACCTTTGGTACTTGGACAAAGTGGTATTGGTATACTACAACCAAAACTAAAATACCGCTTTCAAGTTACCATGCAGAACTTTGGACCAGCCGGAGGCGCAGTTAATTTGACAAGACAGGTAGCTACCTGCGCGAAACCACAACTTCAGACAGAATCAACTCCGATCCATAGTTATAACAACATCATGTATGTTGCAGGTAAACCGACATGGCAAACATTACAAATGACGGTGCGTGACGATATTACAAATAGTGTGAGTACATTAGTTGCAGCACAATTGCAGAAACAAATGAATCACTTTGATCAAACATCAGCTGTAGCAGGTATTAACTATAAATTTACAACAACCATCACTACCTTAGATGGCGGAAATGTTAATGCACTTGAAAACTGGTATTTAGAAGGTTGCTTCTTACAAAGTGCAGAATATGACTCATATGATTATTCAAGTAGTGACCAAATGATGATTTCTCTTACAATACAGTTTGACAATGCAACTCAAGATAGTTCAATTATGCCATTGTCTCAACCAGCGACTGGTACTGGTTCATTAGCTGGTTAAAAGTAGGATTTTTTATCATTAAAATTAAGGATGCTTGGCATCCTTAATTTTTGACTGACGATTGTAATCTTCAATATATCTGGTTGCCAGGTCATTTTGCCATCAACTTAGCTTGCACACAAGGTTTGCGAATAAAATCAATTGCCAGTTGACTGATTGACATTGCTAATATCTGTAATTCAGCGGTTTGAGGTTTAATATCTACAATAACCTGAAAATTTTGTCTAATTGCTTCTTTCTTAAGTTCTATTGAAGGATTTTCAATATATTTTATAAGTGTTGGTCTTTTTTTAATAGCAATCATTTTGATATTTTCGTCGGCATCTGGAAATGCTACCACAATTTCTGGGGATATTTTTACTAATTTTTTTAAAAGTTTATTATCTATTAAATTCTTGTGTTTTAAAATTATCGGACCATTATGATTATAATGTTTTGCAGCAGCCAATAACATGTCATTAGTTGGATTTTCTACATATGTAAGGGACTGCCCATTATTTCTAATTGCCGCTAATTGTACTGCTTTGGTTGGATTTTTAATATATCGAAGCAGTAAACCATCTTCTTTTACTGCCGCAAGCATCATATCTTCGGTTGGTTTTTTTAAAAATTTAATACAGTGCGGGTTACATTCTACTGCCAACTTATACATATCCAGAGTTACATTTTTTAAAAATTTAATACAACCTGGATAGTTTTGTATTGCAGCAAGTTTTAATTCATCGGACGGATTAGCTATGTATCTAATATAATACCCATCATATTTTACTACCTCAAGTAATACATCATATGATACATTTTTTACGTATTTTACATTATTTTGATTTATCATAACCGAATAATCTATGTATTTCTCAGGCAAAGAAATATTATGTTTTTGCAATAAGCCTAAGTCACCGTTGTTTGCTATATAATAGCATAAGGTAGATTCTGAAGGATTTCTAATATATTTGATATTATGTATATTACCACTAATTGCAATCATCTGCAAGACATCATCCGGATTATCTAAATACTGAATAGCACTGTTATTATTAGATATCGTTTGAATTTTATCCATTAATGAACTTTTTTTAAAATCATTAATGAATTTTTGAGTTACTGTTGTCATCCTACATTATTAATCGCTAGTAAAATTATGTCAATCTGGGAATTGGTAAATAATATAATGGCAATACCTACAACATCACCACCTGTTATTTTACGCTCAAAACACTATGCAAGTAATTATTTTGGATCAAATAATCCTGGTACATTAATGGCATCGGTGCCACGTGTAAAGTTCATGTACTATGTAAACTTTGTACCAAGTTCAGATGCAATGAGTTTATTTACTAGCGATCTTAGTAATTTAGGTTCAACAAGTACACAAGGTTTAAGTTTTAAAGTTCAATCAATTGATAAGCCTAAAGTAGAAATGGCTACAACAGAATTAAATCAATATAATAGAAAACGATACGCTTATACAAAAGTAACTTATCAACCAGTCACCGTTAAATTGTTTGATACAGTTGATGACACTCCGTTACGAGTCTGGATTGATTATTTTACTTATTATTTTGGTGATAGTAGATCAAAAAACAGCTATGCATTTAATCAAAGTGTAGTAGATCCTACTTTTTTTGATAGTAGCGGTTGGGGTTTACGACCTGTTGCCGAACGTCTCAATTTCTTCGATAGAATAGAACTTTATACTTTATTTGGGCAAACTTATAGCCAAGTTAATTACATCAACCCTAAAATCATATCAGTTGACTGGGGAGGGCAAGATAGTGCCGATAGCGGCTTACAAGAATTGTCAATGCAATATCATTATGAAAGTCTACAGTATGTAGTAAGTAATGCACCAATCACTTCTTCCCTTGCTACACAATTTGGGTTTGAAGTTGATTATCCAACTATCGAAGTTGATGGTGCATTAAACTTTGGTAATCAAAACAATACAAGTAATAATGGGTCTATAGCTGCTTTGACTGGGTTATTTGCTGGAGCGAGCGGTGTGTCTGTGTATAGTTTAGAAGCAGAAGTTGGTGCAGCAACTGGTTTGTTAAATGGCGGATTGAGCAGTTTAGGGTCGGAGTTAAGCGGCAGTATAAGTGGGTTGATTTCGGGATCAACAACTATAAGTGGTTTAGAAAATAGTGCAGGCAATGCAATTAGCACTGCGGCATCGGGCGTAGGTTCTGCAATTTCAAGTACCGCAAATAGCTTAGGCGGTTTTGCATCAGGATTTGGATTATAATGGCAAAAAACGATATCGTTGCACAAACAATACAAAAACAAATTGCGCTTAACAGTGGTGATATATCAATCAGCACTGCTGGTAGCGGAGCACAATGGGTTAATTCAAGTACCGGTACTCCGATTAGTACAACAGGAGATGCAACGGGATTTGTTCTTAGCAATCTACCTCCAGTGTACCCATCAAAAACAAGCACTGCCCAAATTTATAATTATGCTCAAATGTTGTTTTCGGGAGCAAATGTACCTACAGCAGCCACACAAGTTATGGCAAATCTTGCTACCTATTATGTAAATCAAAGTGGTGATAGTGTACAGTCGATTTATAATAACGGTGTATTGTCATCTAAGTTTCTTGCAAGTATTAACACATTGCGCGCTCCCGGCAGTCAAATAGGTTATACATTGACTACACTAATTCCTAATTGGACAAATAATCCTATACTTGCACCAAATCTATTGGCTGTAACATGATTGACGAAAAATTATTAGTGAAATTATTTTCTTTCACAGAAGGATATTCTATAAAAAATAATAAAATTGATTCAAACGGATCTGTTGGTTCATATTCTATTAGAAAATTGAAGACTATACCTTTTCAATTTAACAATGTTAATGGATCATTTCGCATTGATCTTCTTGGTGTTATTTCATTGAAAGGGTCGCCTATATTTGTAGGTAATGATTTTAGTTGTAGGGCAAATAAGATAACAAATTTCATCGGCGGCCCGATACATATCAACGGATCGTTTGATGCAATAAATAATAAACATGTAACATCATTACAAGGTTTACCAGATTATGTTGGTCGAAATATTGAAATTGAATGGTTGCCAAACCTTCCGATATTACCGTTATTAACCAAACCCTATTTTGTTGAACGTAATTCTTGGCCGGATCCGGTTTGGCAAATATTACTTACCTATTATAGAAAGAAGCCACTAAAGAAATCTATACTTGCATGTCAGAAAGAACTAATAACTGCAGGTTTTGTAGGCAACGCTTCTTGGTAAATACTAGATGGCAAAATATAGTCAAGGCATCTTTATACCCAAAAACCCAAAGAAAATACTTGGGAAATCTAAAATAGAATTTAGGTCCTCTTGGGAGCTACGTGTTATGCAGTTCTTGGATCAATCTCCAAATGTTATTCAATGGAGCAGCGAAAGCATTGCTATTCCTTATAGAGATCCTGTTAGTGGCAAAAATCGCCAGTATATACCAGACCTGTTAATTCTTTTCAAAGATAAAAACAATAAACAAAAATTAGAACTAGTAGAAATTAAACCACACAAAGAATCCTTGATGGAAAATGCTAAAAGTAAACGAGATAAATTAGCTGTATTGACCAATACAGCTAAATGGGCAGCCGCTATGGCCTGGTGTGCTAAAAATGGAGTAACTTTTAGAATTTTAACTGAACATGATATTTTCATAACAGGTAAATAATGATAACATTTGAAAAAATAGAAAAATATTTTGCCGTCAAAAATAAAAAAATACAAAATGAATGTATTATAGATAGAAATACCGGTCTTATTAATACTACCAACGACTCGACATTAATAATGCATAAAAACGCAACAAAAATACCATTTAAATTTGGAATAGTTGGCAATTTTGAATGCACCGAAACTGGTTTAACTACTTTAGAAAATTCGCCAAACGAAGTTATGGGAAATTTTGGTTTTTATTGTTACAAAAATAATTTATCAAATCTTGTTGGCGGCCCATCAATTGTAAAAAATATATATTCGTGCTTTAACAACTCATTAACTTCTTTAGAAGGAGCGCCGCAATCAGTCGGTGGTTATTTTTATATTACTTGGTCAGAAAATTTACCATTACTGAGATTGGTAAGATATAAAAACATACAAGCATACAATGATCAAGTAAATGAGATTATAAACAAATATTGTAATCATAAGCCATTAAAAGAAGCCATTTTATTATGTCAGAAAGAACTAATAGATAATGGCTTTGTAGGAAACGCGTCATGGTAATGACAGCTACTGAACAGAAAGTAAAATTATATTTTCAAGTTGACGCACCGGCAAAGATTTACATATCTGATAATTTTGTAAGCATAAACGGAAATTGTTCGGCTACCGGGTTTGGCGAAGCTTGGAAAAAATTCAAACAACTGCCTTTTAATTTTCACAAGGTAAGCGGCAGATTCACTATTACTGTAGATTGTATTGGCTTAACTTCCCTAGCTGGTTGCCCAGAAGATGTTGGAACATTTGTATGTGCTGCAAAACAATTAAAATCATTAATTGGTGGTCCAAAAATTTGTCGCGGTGATTATATAATAAGCGAACTTATAAATTTAACTTCGTTAGACGGATTACCAACTCCAGACAATATGATGCGCGGTGCGTTATATGTGATCTTAAATAAACAATTGCCAATATTAAGATTATTCACTTATAAGTTTACTGCCCTCTATTATTGGGAAGAAAAAGAAATACATCGGATAATTTCAAAATATGTAAATATGCCTGTTAAAAAAGCAATTTTAGCCTGTCAAAAAGACTTAATAGAACATGGATATATAGCAAACGCTGGCTGGTAGACAATAAATAATATTTATGAGCAAGCAATTTAAAAAATTAGAAGATGTATTTAACATATCCTCAGATGAAGAAGAAATAGAGTCATCTGATACAGAACAAAATGAAACTGTAAATGAAGAAGAAACAATACAGCAGGCGTTAACAAATGCGAAAAATCTTGAAAAAGAGCTAATAGATATTAAAGGCTTCGAAGATCACGATGAAGAAATGGATGAATTAGCCAAAATGGCAGTTACCGCACATAAAGATCTTCTTGATTTAGGAATGAATGTAGAAATTCGTCATGCTGGTGAAATTTTTTCAACTAGCAGCACAATGCTAAAAATTGCAGTAGATGCAAAAAATAATAAGGTTGAAAAGAAACTCAAGCTGCTAAAATTGCAACTAGATAAGCTTAAATTAGATAGAGCAACTTCAAACGAAAATCCGATAGATGCTCCTATTGACGGTAATGCAGTTAAGTTAGATTTTAATGAACTTCTAAAAGAGTTCAAAAAGGCTAATTGAATTAGCGACTGATATGTTTGACCAAATATATTGCAAAATTACATACTTCGTCTCTGATAGATAAATAAGTATATAAAAATTAGGACCATAGATGAAAAGTTTTCTAAATTATCTCATTGAGAGCAGTCAGACATATCATTATGTGATTAAGTTCGTGCATAAGATAGATGATGACCAAATCAATACCATTGAAACATATTTAAATAGATTTGATCTAATTGATATTAGTCCCTTAGAAGAAATTGAAAATGATAATATGGATTTCTATAACAACTCTTATAAAACAATTTATTCACTTGAGGTCGAATTAGGCATGCCTGTTAGTAGCTATGTTCTTCTACAAGATTTGCATAGTGCATTACATCTTAATGAAAGAGATATGATTGTCCGCGGAGCTTCTGAACCTGTGCAAGTTGCTACAGAAGATAGTTTATTTAGAAATAAAGTAGCTGCTGATGCAGCAGAAAAAGGTCTTGTATCAAAAGGCAGATTAAGCACTGATCGTTTTTATGATGATGCCGAGCAACCGCCACAAGAAGATGTATTTGGTGATCAATATAATAAGAAATTACTTGATTATCTTGCCGACATTGCTGAAACACGCCCTTCAAATGAAGTAGAACCATCAGCACCATTGTTTAGCTGGTTAGAAATGAAAAATGCTAAAAAACCAGCACCTGATACTGATCAAGATTTAACAGATTTCAACGCTGGGCACGATACTCCAAAGCCAGTGTACAAAAAAGTAAATTCAAACAAAACACCAATTGATCCTAAGTTCACCGGATCAAATGGTAATTTTGATGACGGAGTAACCCATAATACTGCATTTTTTAAAGATGCTAAAAACGGAAAGCCTGTGACTGTTACAGCACCTAGAGCGGCAGGAAAGAGCAAAGGAAAATAATAATGAATCCAAAACAATTTACTGTCAATGTTGTATCAAATGATGGTGTAACTGACAAAACAATTAATATTACTACAAGTGATGTAAACGAAATCAAAAGGCTTGTTAATTTAGCGGGTATTATGGACCCTTCGTCAACACCTGCACCGTTAGTTCCGGTCCCTCCTTCGGCGCCTTTGCCAGTTGTTCCTAAAATGCCTGTTGTCATTCCACAATTACCTATGCCAGAAATTGAACCACATAACAATTTAATTGATCGTCCGTATGATATTGATCCTGCTGCTGAAGTAGAAGATGGTATGGAAGAAATGCCAGAAGATGATCATATGCAACTTGGGTGCGATCATGGTCCAGATCATAGTGATTTAGATTGCGATGATTGTGGCAATTGCATGGATCATTGCGAATGTGATAACGAACATATAGATGAATCATTAACGGATAATGACTATAGTCGTAATGGCATCACAGGTAAAGGGAAAGTGGTGAACCCAAATAATTACATGTACAAAATACCTGCTTATAAGCAACGTGTTGTTAAAGGTAATTTGGGAGATAATTCTCTAGCCGAGACAATTTACAGTAAATTATCTAGCAGTTATGAAGATTTTTTAGCTGAATCAGAAGATTCTGTTGATAATGCAGCTGGTATTATGAGCCCATTAACGCAAAGCGAAAGAATTAATTTTGATAAAGATCCGCAAGCGAATGAGGAACCTGTAACAGACGGATCAAGATCACCTTTGTCAAAAATAGTAAGACAAAAAATTGCAAAATGATAATTATTAAGAAACAACTAGTCACAATTGACGTTTTTTATTATATGCCGGATTATCGTAGTATAGTTCAGGAATTTATCTATCAAGTAGAAGATATAGTTCCTGAACTGTATCAAACTCACAAATTTTTAAATTACTGGCACAAAAATATAAATGCTGTAGTAAAAGAAGTAATGATAAGCATTGCTGAAAACAAATTTGCCCATTATAGATCATTGGATGAATTTCTAAGCATAAATTAAAGTATGGCATTCGGTACCCCAGAATTTATTAAAAAACCTAACTCTAAGGTAGGTTATACAAAGGCACAAATAGAAGAAACTCTTAAATGTGCATCAGATCCACTTTATTTTTTAGATCATTTTATGTGGGTCCAGCACCCAGTAAAAGGTAAAATACCTTTTAAAACTTATCCATATCAAAAAGAATTAATAAACGCATTCTTCAATTATAAAGATGTTGTGGTATTATTCCCACGCCAAGCTGGAAAAACTATCTGTGCTGCCGGATATTTACTTTGGTATGCAATGTTTAATCCAGACTCAACTATTTTGGTAGCTGCTAATAAATTCAAAGCAGCTACTGAAATTATGGATCGTATTAAATTTGCATATGAAGAACTACCTAATCATATAAAGGCTGGTATTGATGTATATAATGTGCAAACCATTAAATTTGATAATGGAAGTAGAATAGTTAGCACTGCTACTTCTGCGGATTCTGGACGTGGTATGTCTATTACTTTATTATACTGTTTGGCGGGCGAATCTACTGTCACAGTAAGAAATAAAATCACAGGCGAAATTGAAAAAGTCTCATTAATTGAACTGAAAAATAAATTACAAATGACGAGCATAGATTCATGATAAAAGAATTCTATCAATAAAATTATTTGGAAAGATTTTATGCAACATTATTATGAAAATAAAGATTATGAGATATTAACTCCGAACGGCTGGGAAGACTTCGATGGATTGATCGAAAATATATCCATTAATAAAAATTCCACAACCATTTCATTAGATAATGGGTATACCATAACTGCTACAAATGAGCATAGATTTTATGATGAAAATAATAATGAAATATTGGTTAAAAATTTAAAAATATCAATGTTATTACAGACTGATATCGGTCCGTCAAAAATTATAAATCTAAAACATACTAATTTAGAAAATACATTTGAAATTTTTAATTCTAAAAATCACATTATATATGCGGAAGGTTTCAAAAGTCATCAATGTGACGAACTTGGATTTCTTCGTCCAAATATTGCAGAAGCATTTTTTACATCAATGAGTCCAACGTTAGCCACCGGTGGTAAATGTATCATTACGTCAACTCCAAATTCCGACGAAGACAAGTTTGCCGAAATATGGTTTGGGGCAATTAATAATATAGATGATTACGGAAATGAAATACCAGGTGGGGTTGGCAAAAACGGATTTAAAGCTGTTACCTGCAATTGGAATGACATACCTGGTCGTGACGACGAATGGGCCGAAACTGAAAAAAACAAAATTGGTATAGATCGATTTGAGCGAGAATACAATTGCAAATTTGTTACCGCCGAAGACACTCTCATATCTGGTGCAAAACTCATTCAGTTAAAAGGTGTTGATCCAATTAAAAAAACACATAATCAAGTTAGATGGTATCAACCACTATCAGTTGATAAATCATATCTTGTAGCACTTGATCCCGCGGCGGGGGTTGGTAAGGATAATTCTGTTATTCAAGTTTATAGTATTCCTGATATGACGCAAGTAGCAGAATGGAGTCATAATAGAACTTTGGTATATCAGCAAGTCAAATTAATGCAAAATATCATAAATTACATATTTGATGAGATCAAAAAAATGCCGGACAATAGGGGTGATCCAGAAATATTCTTTACATTTGAAAATAATTCGATAGGCCAAGCTGCATTAGAAGCTGTTAATGAGATCGGTGAGGAAAAATTCAGTGGCATTCTTTTAAGCGAACCAAAGAGTAAGGGGCGAAAAGGGTTAAACACTAATGGCAGAAGTAAAAATCTAGCATGTATGAAGTTGAAATCATTGGTGGAAAATAACAGAATTACCCTCTTTAGTAAAGCAATGATAAAAGAACTCAAATTCTTCGTCGGCAAGGGTAATAGTTTTGAAGCAAAAACTGGTGAACATGATGATTGTGTTATGTCGACATTATTATGCATCCGAATGATGCAAATAGTGTCCGGATGGGACGAAAAATTTGAAAACATGCTAAAAGATAGCCTTGATAGTGACTATGAGGACGAAGATTTTGAAGCCCCAATGCCAATGATATTTTAAGGTAAATGCATAGCTAGGTCAACAAACTGTTTGCGATAAGTGTCAATCATTTGATAAATATAAATTAACTGTAGAGGGAATCTTCATGTCAATTAAGAAAATATCCATAGGTGAAGCACTTCGCGATTTACCTGTAACAAAGCGTAAAATTACAAATAGCCAATCTTCATTACCGACTAAAAAAATGGTTGACGAAGCGGTAGAAAATCCTATATTAGGTGTAAGAGATCACGATGACTGGTGGATTAAAGCACACAAAAAGAGGGATTCAGACACTTGGCGCAAAATTCAGAGATGGGACTAATTAAATAAATGGCAAAACCACCTAGCAATCCACCAAAAAAACAAAATAATCCATCTGTTACTGATAATGCAGAGCCAAAATTAAAGACCTTTAATCCTGGTAAGGTCACCCACGACAAAACAATGTCAATTATCGAGCATGTCCTTGATAATATGCAATTGCAGCATGGCACCGGAATTCTTCTAGGCGGAGATCCCGGTGTTGGTAAAACAACCTTTGTAAAGAGATTTGCAAAACTAATCGGTCTGCCTGCAATTATTGTAGAAGCACCGCATATTACTGAAGAACATTTGATTAATATTCCGTTTGTTGTGTTCAATGGGCAAAATGCAGGAAAAACACAAGACGTTAAGGTTAATCCTGAGAAATTTGAAATTACACTAGCACAATCGCATTTGGCCAGTGAACTTGAGCATTTGTCTCGTGTACCAGACGATGCGTTCATTAAACAATCTGCTACATTTGATCAAAACCTAGTTGCTTATTGGAATAATCTCGGCGGAGAAGCTGGCGTAATTCCAAAGGAAATAAAGCAAGTACGAAGTCGCTATCGGGCAATACTATTTCTTGATGAATATTATCGTCAGACAAGTGCTAACGTAAGAAATATTTTACGTGGTATTCTGAATGGTAAACTTGGAAATGATCAGATTCCCAGAGATGTGTTTATCGTATATGCTTCAAACCTGTCGGATAACGGTAATAGTGTTGAAGATATCCCAACCAACAACGATTTTAAAATAATTGAATTTAGTGCTCCTTCAGCTGATGAATGGTTTCACTATATCACAAGTAAATTTGAAAAAGATACAAAAGTACAATTGAAAAAGATTGTAGTTGACACTTTTTATAATGTTTTAGAAGACAACCATTTATCCTTTCAGGATTTAGAAACTGAAATCAGAACCAGTCCGCGTAGATGGGAGCAAATTCTGTTGTATATTAATGCTGCGCTTCCTGTTGAAACAGAGGAAGAAGCATCTGCATTGTTAACCAATATACGTGCAAATTTTAAAAACCAAGATAAAACCTCTGTTATGTACAAAGCTGTACGAAAAACTGTTCAAACTTTAATCAATCTTACAAATAATAAGATTGGACCAAATACGACCGAAATGGATGATTCAAATTGGCGCTTGGTTCTTAAGCATCAAATTGATATTAAAAAGAAGCTCGGTGATCACCGTCAGTATATTCCAATTGTACAAGGTTTGCCTGGTATCGGCAAAACTGCAGAAGCACGCCAGCTAGCAAAAGATGAGAACATGATGTTAATTGATATCGATTGTTCAACTCTTACTGTTGATGAAATTAGTGGTATTCCTTTGCCGGGAGAATCAAAATCAAAAAATATTGCGGTTAAATTCTCTCCACCTGCATTGTATCAAAGTATCATGAATGATATTGCAAAAGATGAGAAAGATTTTTTTGCAAACGGCGACAAAGCCGATATTGCGAAATATAAAAATCAACCGTTTAAATATTTAATTTTCTTTGACGAAATAAATCGTGTTAAAAATATTAATGTGTTTAACGCACTACGTCGTGTTTTGCTTGAAAAATCATTCTCCGACCAGATTAAGCTTCCTGAAGGAAGTATCGTAATTGCTGCTATGAACCCAAATGACAAAGGTACGTTACCTTTAACAAACCATATGGCAGACGTAGTAGATTTAATTGATACTGCACCTTCATGGAACAAATTAGAACCAATTTTAGAAAAATATGCACATACTCGATTGAAACATTTGTCTACCACTTCTACCACAATGACACTTAATGTTATCAAGGCGTTTGTGTCGCAGTTTTCGCAGAAAAACATTGAAAAAGGTCAATCTGCCGATTCTACGAAATTCTACATTGCAATTAAAGGTGCTAACAAAGTTTACATTTCTCCGCGCGAATTTGATACAATGTATCAAGAAATGGCACAAGGCGCCGAACGTCAGCTCTCAAAGGGCGGATTAGATGAAGATGCCTTGATTAATAAGCTTACAAGTGTTATAACAGATCGTATGGTAGCGACGTTAAAAACCGTGTTCCTAAAACATGATGTTGATAGTCCACAATTTTTAAATGAAGTTGCAAATTGGATGAAAACAACAGGTATCGTGGCTAAGTCTTTAACTAAAACTCGCACAGTAGCAGGTTTGGACACCATCTTGTCAGATGTGATCGAGAATTATCCAAAGAAACACCTAACTAACGATCTTGACTTTAACTCTTATATTGATTCATTCGAACTTAACAAATTCGCCGAAGACTTTAAGAATTTCTTAACCGAATATGTCAAAAGTAAGAAAGATAAAGTCAGCTTCTTTATGACCAAACAGCACAGCAAGCGCGAAGTAGAGAATGAAAAAATCAAAATTACCAATGAAACTGTAAGTGAATTAGAATTCATTGCACGAGAAATCATTAATGCTGCAAAGATTCATAAACTAAGCAATGAAGTAGTTGATAGTATGACAGACAAAATTACTGAAATTATGCATGATATTGCAATGAACGATCCTGATATCGGAGGCGACGATGATTCAGAAGATGTATGGAGCGACGATTCTGCATTCGTTAAAGTAATTAAAGAAATTCAAATGCTTCGTATGTCTCTAAATGGGAAGAAATAACGTGAGAATATCAGAAGCATTTGAAGTTAGAAAAAAGGAACTTGGTCAAGTTCCTTTCAAAAATACTACTATTACTGATCAGCATATTAAAGACATTATAAATGATGCTGCAAAAACCACCGGTGTTCCTGCAAAAGATATTGTTGCAAAAATTGCTACTAAAATGAAAGAATTGGAAGATATTAAAAAATATAGTCCAATTCTTTACGAAACAATTGCTAAGAATAATGTTGAATCAGCTGCATTTGATCTTATCGGAGAGTCAACAAAACTTAGAAAAATTACCTTTGATCCGGTAATTTTTAGAAAACTAAATGACTATATTCGTTACGAACATAGTCAGTTTTTTCCATTGCGTAAACCCAATGATAAAGAATATATCTTTAGTTTCAATCCTATCCTTGTTCCGTCAACCAAACCAGAGTTTAAAAAATTTAACAGTGTTGGAACTGCGGCGGCATCGCCAAATGGTGAGTTTATCTACAATGTACCGTTTATGCAAAAACTATTAGATTTTGCAACCGTAGAAAAATTGAAACCAAAAGGTAAAAAATACGAAAGTAATGGCGGCAAAATTCCTGATGCATATGGGTATATCGAATTCCTGATTATGCACGAACTACTCCATTATAGTTATGGTGATTTTGATCAAAGCAAACGCTATAGCCAATATAGTCACAAAGAGCACAATTGGGCTTCGGATTTCAGAAGCAACTATATGCTTGTTAAAAGCGGATACAGCCAGCTTCCTATTGGACTGTTTAGTGATCATATTAACTATGATCGTCAACACTCATATGGCGAAATGGTAAAATTGGTACATGACGAACTAAAGAAATTGCCAAAAGATTTAAAAAACAAAGCAGAACAAGAGTTAGAGAATGGAGAAGATGATCACCAAGAAGGTGATGGCGGTACGCCGGGTGATGGCGGCACGCCGAGTGGCGGCACGCCGAGTGGCGGCAAGCCGGGAGATGAACAAGAAGGAGAAAATCCGGACGATGTTCATAAAGAGATTGAGAAGAAATTAGGTAATCGTCAAAAAGAACCAGACGAAGAAGAGCTTTCTAAAGAAAACGAAGGTAACGGCAAAGGTCCGGGAAAATCCGGCAGCCCAGGCGGAGCCGGTGGTATTTCTCTTAATAATGTTGATCACCTCATTAAGCCTAAATTCAACTGGAAAACCTTGCTTACAAAGTGTGTAAGTTCAGCTGCACCCGAAAACATAGATACCTATGCAAAACCTGCTAGACGCGCTGTTACGGGTATGCACATTGCTTCCCAAATTGGATCATCGGCTATTAAACCCGGCGAAAAATCTGTAGACAACGAACGTCATAAAATGATATTTGTTCTTGATACGTCAGGCTCTATGAGTGCCTCAATTAAGGTAGTAGGCAGCGAACTTAAAAACTTAATGAAGTTACATAACAAAGCAATGGATGCAAGCTTTGGAGTTGTTTACTTTGCTGGTGCTGAAGAATTTTTTGATGTTAATATCGGTAAGAACTATTATGCCAAGATTAGCTCGTTTGATGAATTAGGTAAAAGTTCTGCCAACGATAGAATTAAAAATTATGCAGCAGTGTTCGATAAGCAAGATGGTGGTGGAACTGTATTCAGTAATTCGCTAGCTGGGCAGCTTTCAACTCTTGCTGGTAAAGGTTTTAACGTAATGATCTTTAGTGATAGTGATCTTGCGACGGGAAGCAATTTAGATAATTTGAAAAAATTATATGATGCGCATCCCAAAAATACTTTCTTTATTGGCGATAGTAGAAATACTTTCGTTGAGATATGTCGTTCTTTTGGTTTCACTCCCGGGACATTTTCCTATTTTACTTAACTGAAGTGATAGGTTAAAATTATGTGGTCGGCCTATCGAAAGCTAGGCCGCGATCAACCTATTTTTGGAAGGAAAACAAGCAAATGAGGCTAACTGACAGAGAGAAGGGCTTCCTTAGTTTAATACTGCGATCCCCAGACCAAGGCGACGGCTGGCGAAATGTCAGCGCGGTAGTTTGGCCGCTGGTTGCCGAGTTCAAGCGGCAAGAATTGATTGAGATACAATATTGTGGTGATGACAGGCACGTTCGCCTGACGCCAGAAGGTAATACTGTGGCAAAATATTTGGTATAGGGGCAAATGTTAACTAAGCGCCGGACGTGGGATCGTATAACAATTATCATAAATATAATAATAAATTGTAGGATAATAATATGTACGCTTGGAAAAATATTTCCGACAAAATTTTCAACATTTTAATAGGTAGCGGATATACCGTAAAGATGTTTGATAAAGCTGGCATGAAAACTGTAAATCCAGAAGAAGCTACTAGATTTTTTGCTACTACACCAAGCTCCGATCCTACCCTTAGCAGCTATACAATTTTAGTTGCATTACATGACGAAAATGCTAATAGTCATATTGATATTAAAATACCAAAAATAGAGAATGACAAAGATTTTGCAAAAACGTTGCAAACAAAAAATCATATTCAAAAAACAGTCGGAGACGACGAGGGTATATCAATTAATTGGCACAGATTTGATCATGCAATTAATCCAAAAGATGAAGTTGTAAACAACATTGCTGAGAGTCAAGATATAAGCAAAGCTTATGGTACTACTAAAAGTAGCTATCAAAAAGTTGGTAATGCTAAACTTATAGTTCGTCACACTACTTCAGTAGACGAAAGTGTTCGAGGTAGTAGATGGCGAAAAATACATGCAATCTTTATTGAAAATAAAGAAGGCGAACGTATTAAGTTTGATTGGCCGCATGTAAATGGAGCACGGGCAATGGCTCGGCATATTAGCAATGAAGGCACCTTTTATGATAAAATAGGTCAACAAATTCAACGACTTAGCGAGGAGTATTCTAACCTTAAGTGTGCTGCACGCATTTTTAGAAAAAATGAATATTTTCTCCCATATTTAGAATCGGTTACTAAATCTATGAAGGATCTCCAATCAACTGCCAAAAGCATAAGTTTGCCAAAGGGGTATAGTAATAAAGCACCTATGTTATCGGAGGAAATAGATACTATATCCAAAGAAGATATATTTGAATTACAATCTAAATTAATAGAACAATGCAAATGTGATATAGAGGATGATAAAACTATATCAGCCTTAGGTACTGCGGCTAAATTTATATTAAAAAATGAAAAGCCGGAAGAACCATTAGAGGAAGACGATAGCGACGATATTCAGCGCTTACAGGAATTAAGCGGCATAATAATTTAACTTATGCCGTTATCGGTTTCTCCTGCACTCCATGCTATTGCTCTTGCCTGACAACGAGCTGCCAAACTATTGTTTACTTCTAATACACCATCAGCAGTATGATAATGATCATACTGTAATAATAGATTTGGTACATTTTGAAAATTACCTGAATTAATTATTTCAATTAATCCTCTGAATCCAGCTATACCGATATTATATGCCATGTCAATTAATACGTCAAATTGACTTTGTGTTATATTAGCAGTTATTGCCTGATGAATTTGTGGTTCATATGTTGTTCTTAAATCCTGTCGTAATAATGCATCAGATTGTTCTTGAGTAATACCGTTTTGGAATGGAACCGATTGGCCATTTATAATTAATATCCCAGTAGAATTTTCTGTGCTAGTAACAGTATGACCATAACCAACATCTAGCTCCCCATGTGCATCCGGATAAGGTAGCCCACCTCTAGGATAGCTTTCATATGTTTCAGTCAGAGCAATACCTGCGTCACTAGTGGTATAGCTACTAGCAGGATTAAGTTTTCCACTAGGTCCTTTATAAATGTATTGTGGCTGTCCTTTAGAATCATACCCAACACCAACCCATTCTCCTTCGGGTTTGCCAGGTGTAGGTGTACCGTATACAGTGATAGGCAATGCAGCATTCGGTGTTGCAGCACCAGTTGGAATAGATGTATCAGCAGAACCTCGAACTACATAGTTATTAAATCCTGCGGAATCACCCGAGTGTGCATAAGGTTCATGACATGGCAAACTTGTACAAATAGTTTCTGTTGTTTTTCCTACCACTGTGATACCTGCTGTATTAGATGAGGTTGGAGCAGTTTTTGCATGATATGTTACACCTGTTGGTCCGGTAGGTCCTGTTGGTGCCATATAAGTTAGTGGCGTAGGAACTCCTAAACCAGTCACAACTATATCTTTTTGTTTTTTATCAACTGGTACACTTGCTGATGTTGCAGCAGCAGGTAACGTACCTGCATTTCCTTCTGCAATAGTTACAGTATCACCAGTTACTGTTATAGCGGCATTGCTTTTAATATTATATGCGCTAGCAGACGCATCTGTTAACTCGCCTTGTGCTACTCTATTCCATGCAAGTTTAACAGAATCATTTCTATTACCATTGGTATTGATATTTAAATCAGTGCCGCTGGTAATATATGTGACTAATGTAGAATTTAAATTTAGATTAGTACTTGCATCAGCATTAATAGAGCCAGCTCTTGCACGTAAATTGATATTTGCGCCAGCCTCTATATTCATATTTAAATCAGCTCTTAAATTCATATTACCTTGAGTTCTTACAGATAAATCATTTGCAGCATAGCAATCAATACTTCCGTCAGCGGCTAATTCTAACCAGCTATTACCATCTCTACTATTCATATAAACATTGCCATCGGTATCATTGATTAAAATTTGTGTACCGTTTGGTGTACGTATTCTAACAAAAGTATTGCCAGGACTATCATCTAATACAAATTGTGTCCCGCCAGGAGTTAAAATTCCTTGTGCCATACCATAAGGTGTTACACGTCTGGCACCGCTTGTACTTACACCTCTAATTGGGTCCCCGGACAAACCTTGTCTTTCTAATGCACTCGCTAATGGCGTATAGGTAGGTCGAGTAACATTTCCTATGTCGTTTATTTGATCATTTTTATTATATTCACCAACCGGTAATGAATTACTTGAATTATTGCCCGGAATGCCCGGAACCATATGATTCATATACTGTTGCCAAAGACATGCAAACCAAATACCTCTACCAGGATCACCATTTATAAAACAACATAATACTTCATTTTCAACATCAGGTGGTACAAACCACATACCATAGCTTCGTTGACTATCAGTATAATCAGTTCCAGGATTAGTTTCTGTCCAAGGAGTAGCACCTGCAAAAGGCGATGCATAATTCATAATAAAATAACTATTTTCATCGTTTACATCGCCTCCTAACTCCGGAATCCAAACTTTTAGTCTACCCATATATTGTTGGTCATATACTTGCTTGACAAAACCTACGTATATTTTATCAAGAGTAGTTGATCTACCAGGTGGGTCAAGATTATATATGTTTGATGATGTTTTACTTCTGCTGCTTAGTATACTCATTCAAAAATCCTTAAGTTGTGCCATCATCTATTGGTGGGCCAAATGTCGGAACATTCGGTGCAACCTTAGCTGTAGATGTTATGGCGGCAGATACTGATCTATTGGCAGGCACTGTATTAGTAGTGGGTGTAGTGGTTGATGTTGATGTTGCTGTAGCAGTTGTATTTGACTGTGCCGGCTGAGCGGCATTTACGTTTACACCTTGCGAAAATGTGTCTTTTGTAGCCGTTAATGTCTGTGTAAACAACCCATCTTTAAAATGATTTACACATGAGGTTACTGAATAAAAACCAGAAAAATGATTTGAAGTTTGATTAAATTCCATCAAACCAGTATCTTCATTTATTTGCTCGCCTGTTCTAAATGTAAGCAAAAACATATTTGCACCTTGTACAAAATTAGCGCAATCTGTCGGAGTAACAGTTGTAGTACTTGTTGTTGTCGTTGCTTGCGGAATAACCAATGCGTCAACATACGAATTTTGTTCAATATTGCTTAACCCTAACCAATACGGATCACCTCGTACCTCAAGATCAATCTGAGCAAAATAATTTTGTGAATATAAATTGCCGGCAATTATACCAAATGCACCTCTACCCAGAGCATTTGTGCCATCGGTAGAATCTGTTCTACTTGCGGTAGAATTTTGTGTTGTAAATGTCGCATACGGAACATTTGAGGTTGTTACAGTTAATGGCCAAATATCATTTTCTGATACATTAGATAAGTTTTCTGCGTTTTTAGTTTGTTTCAAATTTGATGCGTGTTGATTAAAATAAACAAGAGTATCATATTGAGTAGCTGCATTGGTAGAAGAGGCGCCAGATATAGCTTGTTGTCCTGCTGACGGATTAGCTGTTGTAGATGCTGGCGGAATACCATGATTTTTCTTAATACCGTTAATTAAATTTTCAAGTGGGGTTGTTGTAGGTTGTTGATCAGGCGTCGCAGGCGAAGAAGATTGAATTGCTGCTGCGGTTGTAGTAGGTGCAGGTGGATGTTTTATGTTATCATACCCAGGTGTACCTGGAGCTAATGTAGGGCCAACAGTCCATTCGTCATATCCAATGTATGCCGCACCTGAAGAAAGAATCGCAGTAGACCAAAATGCATCCATTTCGATTTGAAAACTAATTACTTCTGTATTTTCACCAGTATATATGTACTGATACCATTTGTTTATTAGATTAGAATCTATAAGTTTATTAATTTTTGCAGTTTGTACTGAAGAATTTTGTATAACTTGTGCTGTCGCAACATCCGGTACTACTCTAGTAGCAATCACATGAGGGTATACACTATACACAATTTCTCGAATATAATCATTTGACGTATAATCATAACCTATATTAGTCACATTACTATGTAGCATAAAAAACTGCGACAATCCGTTAGATGTTAAATTATATTGAGAGCTTTTACCTAATACTGCTTGCACTGCATCTGGGCTACAACTCAATACATATGTAACAATATTATTAAAACTTTGACCTTTAGCTATTTGAAAAACAACTGAATTACCGATTACAGAAACATTCATGTCGGCATTACGTTGGTTGCTTTTTAAAATCTTTTTAGGATCTTGCAGCAACCATTTATCTGATCCTGCAGGAGGTCGAAATATATATTTAACTTTTGGGCTCATTGAGCCAGTGCCATTAATAGCTACAAGATTATACTGTTGATTGGTTAATTTATCACCAAATTGTTGAAAAAACTCAGCAACATTTTTTGCAATAATATGACATTTATCTTGCGTAGTTACATATAAGTCATTTAGCCCAACCTGATCTTGCATAAAACCGGTTATATTATAAGTTGTTCCGTTTTCATCTGCTTGTAAATCCATATCAGATATCATAACACTGTATGTTTTTCTTAAATTAGCAACATCTTGTCCCTTTATAATATTTCCATCATTATCATATCCAGTAAACCAAACATCTAAAAATTTAATAGATTTTAAATGATTTGATATACCTAATGCTTGTGCGCCTGCATATATCTTATCAATTAGCGACATACCATACGCTTCTACAATTGTCATTGTCCAATGATATGTTGATGTATTTTGACCATCAACATTAGGACCGCATGTATTGGTTATATCACATGAGGTGATATTAAACTGCGAAGTTACACCACTCTCTGCAATTATAATTTTTGTTAAATCATCAACATTGGTTGCATTTAAATTTGCTGCATCATAATCACTTACCATAAAAAGTCTTAAATGATAAGTGTAGTTTGCATATGAATTAAGCGGATTTTGTGTAGGTGAGAATGCAATAGGTCCAGATGACTGGGCTGCGGTATCAGATGTTGCAGATGGAGATGTAGAAGATGTAGTTTTATCTACTGATGTTGCGTTAGTTGAAGGAATAGCAGTTTTGGTCGACGTACCAACACCTTGATGGGTACCTAATTGTGTTGACGTTGCAGATAATGCATCCGGGTTTGTAGGAGTATAAGACCCCGGTAAAGTATTAGCTAAAGATTGCTGTTGTGCAGCAGTCAAATTTTGAGCTCTAAATACTACCATTACAGATACCTTGTTAAACTACTTTGGGCAGGAACATATATGTTTATACCAGATATAAAATCCCATATAGGATCTTGAATTACATCCGGATTTCGTAGCATGAATACCCAATATAATTGTGATGTACCATATAAATCATATGATAACGAATCAGGTCTTAAATTGTATTTAGATGGCAATGTAATCAAACTATCAGTGGATGCAGGAGCAATAGTTATTGATGACCACATGCCTAAATAATTTACACCATTTTTACTCACTTGAGGTGTATTGTAATAAAAGCTTGTATTTGCATATGTTACCGAGTTTATCGAACTCATAACCAACCTCCTTTCTTTAATAATGCCCCGCTTCTAAAACTATCCAGGTTAAACGAGGTTAATTTTGCTGGGGTTTGTTGAACTGTTAAACCAACAGAAATATCAAAAACAGACGGTAACCATATATAAGGACCACCACCCAATGTTTGAGTAAATTTCGTTATTGTTGCGCCAGGACTTAAATCACTTAAATTTGTCAAGCTTGGCGTATTTGATACCAATGATTGTACTTGCTGTACATTAGAATATATTGTTTGCAATGCAGATGGTACAACATTGTTAACAATATTTGCAACTTGTAAACCGCTCATATCTACAGGAACATAATCAACGTCGTTTGGTAAGCCCACTGTAAAGGTAGTAACAATAACCGGTAGTTGATTAAACATATATTGTCCGTACGCATCAAAAAATAATACAGGAGGTGGTGTACCAGGATTGCTACTTTGTCCAAAATACATTTTAGATACTGTTCGCAAAAAATGAATACATGCTATTGCATATAAACCTTCTGTTTGATTTTGAACTGTAAACGATCCGTCTACTGTTAATGTAACAGCACGAGTTCTATTATAACTCATTATTTCCTGGTTACTATGAACCATTGCGGAAGGACTATATTCAACATCTTGTTGATAAGATATTAAAGGTTGATATGGCCATACTAAACCATTGGTAGATTGCAAAGGGTTCATTAAACCGCTGGCACCATATATCTGACTAGTCGCAGCAGGTTTTGGACGTAAACGAACTCTACGCGCAGCAGAATCACTATCATTAATAAAATTGCCCAGACTTATTGACATTAAATACCTAAATAATTACTATATATTAAGTATTTACCTGCCTATTAACCAAGTAGTTAATAGTTTATTCGGGTGTAGTATTTTTTATCATTTGATCCCAAACAGCTTGTTTATAAAATGCTCTTATTTCTGACCATTTATAGCCAGCATCTAATATAGATTTAGAAATATTTATTGCATTATCAAGATCAGTTTTTTTCAGATTATTTAATATATCTAATGTATTTTGTTCGTTAAAAGGTTTGCCTTTCAACTTACCTTTAACATATGCAACTGGATTTAAAACACCTACGGTTTTTTTATAGTCGGTTCCGGGACGAGGCCATACAGCATGAGTAGCATGTAATTTTCCATCATCTATATCAAAAATGTAAAATATTTCAACTTTATCGCTATAATCATAATCAAATTTTCCGCTGGTAGAACCGGGCTTCACTGCTTTATACTCTATGCTAAAAGGAGTACCATTCATTATATCAAGCGGCATAATAGTTTTATACGTACCCCTAGCAGATGGCGGAGATCCCTTAGGTGGCGAAATATACACGCTATTTCCAGAACCTTCATGTTTTACCATATGATAACTTTTACCAGCAAATTGAATAAATTTCCCAGAATGACTGATAGTCATTTCAATAAATTCTTCAATTGAATTTGCTGTTGGCTTTTTACTTAATTTATATTTTTGTAAACGTAAATTCAAATCTTTTAATAATTCTTCTTTTGTCTCGTGGCCAGGCATATTTCTAATTTTGGAACGATTGATTCGTTTTTTCTGTGCAGCAACGTCTGCAAACACAACCTTAGCTGTTACTGTACCGTTTACTAATTCTGCAGTTTTTTTGATCTTATCTAAAGTTTGTTGAGCTGCTATAACAGACATTAATCTACCTTGATAAAATAGTTCAGTGTCATCATAAGTTTTTTTACTTTCACTATTTTTATAATCGTTTAAATTAAAATTCGACTTACCCCATGATTTAGTAGATTGTTCTTCGTCATGTTTAGCTCTTAACTCTTTCTCAAACATAGACAAATCATAACCAACTAAACCAACACCGTTAGATGTTTTACCTATTTGATCACTATCAATTAAAAAGAATCCAACAATTGCATCATTTATATAAACTGCAAAACCTTTCCCGTATTCCTCATTTTTCTTTCTTGAAGAATAAATTTTCTTAATCTCTGATAATGTACATGCAAATTTTGGTACATCTACAATTTCACTAGTCGAAGTTATAGCATTCCGAGTATTTACAAATTTATTACCGCTAACAGGACCTTCGTTATTACTGCGTCTTCCATAATAAACTTGTTGTTTCAACATTTTTACAAAAGGGCCAAGATGTAATTGTTCTAAGTTTCCTAACGCTTCTAATAAAAATTCTTCAGCTCGCATAATAATGCTCCAATAAGTATATGATATTTATGCTAGAATATGTCTTATATAAGCGGCTTGCTTTTGAAGAGCATCATTATCACTTGTTTCATATTGAGCCAATAAAGTTTCAATACGATCATGCAAATTTTTATTATCTTTGTACGCAAATAGCATTTGTTCAACGCTATGAAACACGCCTGCTCCAAATGTTGGACCAAATATATATTTTGCAATCGTATCAGGATCTCTTGATATTAATTTATTAGAATCTCGGTCCATAAGTCCGTGATTCCAACTGTATTTCATGCCCAAAGCTCGTGCAAATACACTCATGAGCTTATTTCTATCGGCACCAGTAAACTTACTGGCATCGCCAGGGCTATGCATACTAAATTTAGTCCAGGAAGTATTTGGTACCAACATAAAATCAGTTTGTACAAAACCATTTGACATATCGCCTTTTATAGGCGTCATAAAATGAACCATTTTTCTGGAAGATTTAATATAGTCATCAGGATCTAAATTATGAGATAATACCCAATCATATAATTTTTGAACTAAAGTATGTTTACTTGTAGTATTGCTATCTACCGCAATATCTAAATCACCACTAGAAACTTTCTTACCAACACTACCAACTAAATTGTTTAATAAATCAATACCAACTATACTTTCGAGCCATGCAACTGTTGGTTGAATATCAGCTTTATTAATGCGTTGTGTTTTATGAACGTCTTCTTCGTTTTTAAAGACATTCCCACCTTCCATTATTAAATCACGATATCTTACCATGCTGCATTCGCTCCATATCCCGCGTTAAAAAAGTTCGTCATCTGATATTTATTCAAAATTTTGATTGACTTAATAACCATCACGTTTAGCATTAAACAAACCGCTACGAGAATAATTATGACAAATTTTACCATAGATGAAGTTAAAGCAGTTGAAAAATCTACCACATTAGAATCAGCAAAAGATTATATGATCTCGATTATTAATAAAGCTCACCCAAATGTATCAGAAAAACCTATGAATCCCAGAAAAATTGCGTTTCTAATTGAACAGGTTAATTCAAGAAAAACCATTGATCAAATTGCAGCCATTGGATATAATATGATATTAGTAGGCGAAGGTCTGGGATCTGCTACTAGTTCATACCAAACTTTGTTCAAAGGTAAAAGATAAATGCCTCCAATTTATACACAAAAAATAGTTAATACAGTTACAGGCTTAATTTGCGATAACTGCGGTCTTGTAGATGAGAAAGGATTTAACGATTTTCATATTAACTATCGATTTGGATATGGTACTCCATTAGATACCGCTAATGTTGAATTTTCATTATGCGATAATTGCGTAATTGACTTGGTTACGAAAAACATACCAAATGCTCGATTTACTGATAGTGGGAAACCAATTAAAGTTACAAAGAGTGATACAGGTATTATCGGTGTAACATACTAATTTGGATTTTTTAATATGGATGTTAAAGAAGTTACAATTGTAAAAAAGATTGAAAAAGGTATAATCTATGGATATAGAGTTAATCAAACCATTGATTCTATTGACACAAATAATCCAATCTATTTAGGTCCAGAATTTCACTTTATGCAACTTGAAAAACCTGTATGGTTTTCAAGCTTTAAATCTAGATGGCAGTCACTTGAACTAAATCACGTAACAGAATCTAAGTTACGTGAGTTTGAAGTACTCACTGATCATTATCCGATGGATGCAATGTATGATATTTAATCATTAAAATCATAGTTAAATATAGCTAAGTATTGTTTTTGGCATAAATAACAATATGAAACTAAGTGAGAGAAATTCAATCACATATAAAACTGCTTGGCTACATTTTACTACTTGCGGAATTACACATGATCCGAAGTAGTAAGCTAAGATTGAAATATGCAAATAAATCAAAAATATCTAATGCA